AGCCTTCCATTCAACAGCTTGCGGTTATCATGTTCTACCTCTGCCCGCTTCTGATAATGGGAGAGCCGCTCTATCTCTGCTTGATTTATTGCTTGGGCAGCATCAAACAGCTCCTTAGAAATAATTGCCGGATGCGCATTCTCGATAATGGTCCACTTGTCAGCATCAGTGGTGTGCTTTGGACGACGCAGGTCGTCTTTCTTTACTTTTCCGTGGACACGGTTTCCGATATATACTTGATCATGCAAAATTGATCTAATAACATTTTTCTGCCAAATTGCGTCTGCGAAGCTCGCCTTGGTAGATGCACCTCGCAGATACTTTAATTTTCCGGGACACGGGATTTTGTCTTTATTCAGGCTCTGTGCAATTGCAGTGTATCCTAAGCCATTTGCACGGAGTTCGAAAATCCTTTGGATAATTGACCGGACCTCTTGATCGATTGCATATGTGTTGTTCTTGGGATCCCGCAAGTAGCCATAGGGAATACTGCCGGCGGCAGGGAGGAAGGTTCCGGTCTGCACCTTTGCATCAATTGCCGATGTTATCTTCTTGGAAATATCCAGAGCAGTACGATAATGCATTACAGATTGTATGATCATTTCTAAACTGAGGAGCTGACCAATATCATCTACATTGTCATAGTTATCATTGATGCTGACAAAACGAACCTCCATCAGAGGAAATGTTTCCTGCAGCAGCTTACCAACGCCCAAATAATCCCTACCAATTCTGGATATGTCCTTTACGATAACGCAATTGATAATACCGCTTTCCAGATCCTTGAGCATAGACTGAAATGCCAGGCGGTTGAAGGTCATGCCACTGTAGCCGTCGTCAATATAGTTTTTAACAAAAGTAATTTCCGGCTTGGACAAGAGGACTTCCTGTGCCAGTTTAAGCTGATTTAAGATGGATTCGCCGTGTTCACGGTTATCGCTGACACTAACACGAGCGTAAACTCCAGCCTTCCATTGAACAATGGGTTCCTCCGGAAGAGCCCTTTTCTGAACTCTTGATTTTCTAGCCATTATAAGATCTCCTTTACATTTATAATTTAATTAAAGTATATACAATTCTGTTTAAAAACTTTGTCGAATGCTGTTTTCTTAAGGATTTTCTTGTAGAAAACCCCACCGATTTCTTGTCGAATCGATGGGGTTTCTGTTAACCTGCTGCCTCCAACATATTCTCGATAAAGATGCCATAACCCATTGTGGGATCATTTACCAAAACGTGCGTAACTGCCCCAATTAATTTACCATCTTGAACTAGGGGACTTCCTGACACGAGTGTGTCAATATAGGGACAACACTTTTTTATGATTTTTTTGAAAAAAGTGTTGATGATAGTCGAATTTTAGGTGCATCACGCAGTTCGTACCTGCGTGATGCACTATACAGCAATGCTTGTCCCATTCTCGGGCATTGCTTTCATGATTCCGGAAAGCTCGTCACTGAAGTTCCAAATAATTCTGATGCGGCCTTCCGGATAGACTGTTATTTGCTTGACAAGAAGCTGAAGGAGCTGCCTGTCGAGCCGGCTTACTTTAGCGTGCTCCGTATACCGCTGACCATTGGAAATTTGGTGCTCTTGGGTTCTAAGTTGGTCAATGATTTGTGCCAGTCGGCTTTCTGCAATCGTATACTGAGCTTTTGCGGTTTCAGCTTCAACCGCAAGTTGAGATTTCGCTTTCAGGAAGGCTTCTTTGCTCAGTTCTCCAGAAAGGTACTGCTCATACCGTTCCATCTTCTCATCTTCGAAGCCTTCTATTTTTTGCCGTAGTCTCCGACACTCTTCCTGCAATACCTGCTCCTCTGATTTGACCAATCGTTGCTTGCGGCGGATCTTGGTGACATTCGCATCCAAGATCCGCATTTGCATTTGGATGGAGCGGAGAACAATATCGGATAGTGATGAATCTCTGATTCGGACATCCTTGCATATAGCATCAGTATCATACCTGTGAGTAGTGCAGCGCCAATCCTTGTTCTGTGCTTTCCCCCGAACCAGTTTTTTCCCGCAGCAGCCGCATACCAACTTTGACGTAAATAAATAGGATTCTCTATTGGGATCTGTCTTCCGCGGTGCATACCGTTTTTGCGCATTATGCGCCTGGTAGAACAGTTCACGGCTAATAATAGCTTCATGGGTGTTTGGAATGATGATTTGCTGATCAACAGGAATTGCTTTTGTCCGATCGCTCCCAACCCGGACAACATGGGATTTGAACGGAACAGTATCGCCCGTGTAGATCCTATTGAGGATGATATTGCGAACCGATTCAAATGACCATTTTGCCTGGGTTTTGTATTTGCCTCGTACCTTAGCCAGATATACGGAGGGCGTCAATATTCCCTCATTATTTAGCATTTGTGCGATTGCCGTAAACGTAGTACCCTCACTTGCGAGATAGAAGATCCTTCGGACAACCGCTGCGGCGGGTTCATCAACAATGATGGTGTTTTTTTGCTGCCCTTTTTTATATCCGAAAGGAGCTGCGCCATACACATACTCACCGCTAAGTTTTTTGAGATCGACAGCGCTTTTTATCTTCTTTGAAATATCTTTGCTGTACATTTGGTTGAGCAAGTTTTTGATAGCAAGATCGAGGCCTCCGGTTGTTCCTTCAAATGCATCGCTGTCGTAATTGTCATTAACCGAAATAAACCGTACAGATCTGTCAGGAAACACATATTCGAGATAATGGCCAGCCTCAAGGTAGTTCCGGGCAAACCGGGACAAGTCGCGTACTACAATGGTACGAACCTTGCCTTGGTGAACCAAATCAAGCAATTGGTTCATGCCCGGGCGATTCATAGTGGTACCACTGTAACCGTCATCGCGGATCTCCAAAAAGTTCTCCGGATGTAATCGGTTCTCCATCAGGTAACGTCTGATACAGGCTCGTTGAGACTGTATACTGCAGCTTTCCTCCTCGTTGCCTTCCGTAACATCTCCATCTTCCTTAGAAAGACGCAGATAGTAGATATCAAGCAGTTCATCCCACATTGGGAACCTCCTTCAGACGATCTATAAAGCTGTTCAGCGGGAAATACGGATCAGCATAAGTAAGATGGATTTTAATCCGCTTGTCGTGGAACACCTCAATCTTTTCAATGAGGGTAACAATCAATTCACGATCGATTTCAGAAAGGACCTGATATCTCCGAATGGACTCCGTCCATTGTTTGGAGGAGGACAATGCAGCATCCAAAGAATTCTTATCTGCTTGCGCAGAGCTTTCTTCATCAACCCAGTAGTCCAATTCTTTCTGATATTTAGCCTTTGTCCGCTCGTATATTTCGCGATCAATAACTCTCTCTGCTAAATCAGTCAGGAGCTGATCCAACTTAGCTTCACACTGTTTCCTTTTGATAGTGGCACGGGTATGCCGATTGGCTGCAGCCTGAATGTATGCCTGCGTAGAGGGCATTTTCCGCACTTTATCAGCAAGCTGTTCCACATCAATGCAAACGGAAATCTGTTGCCCCAAAAGGGTTGATATGGCACCCATGATTGCTTCCTGCCGAACATAATGGCTGCTGCACTGGGCATGACTGGAATACCGATAAGTATTGCAATCATACTGAATTCTGCTTGGTGTCTTAGCATCGTGTCGGGCACATCCTTTTGTTCCACTCATGGAACCACCACAATCGCCGCAGAACACTTTTCCACGGAGTAAGTCACGGTAATCTGTGTCGACATCATTACGGGCACGGAAATTGCTCCGTTCTTCCCGAACCTCTTCTCCCACTTCTTGCACCTTGTCAAACAGTTCCTTCGATACGATTGGAAGGTGAGCACCCTCGATAATTTGCCACTCATCACTGGAACGACGGAGTTTGGGAGCACCCAGCTTTTTCCGTTTTACTCTTCCATGTACACGGTTTCCAATATACACCTCGTCGGACAGAATCTTTCGGACTGTTCCCCGAATCCAAATTGCATTTTCGTACTTCTCCGCTTTAGTGATGCCACGGACATATCGCAGTTTTCCGGGACACAGAATCCCATCTGCGTTCAAAGTGGCTGCAATGGCTGACAGGTTCATTCCAGAGGCACGCATCTCAAAGATTCGTTGAACAACAGGTGCTGTTTCTTCGTCGATATCAAAAGTAATGGTCTCAGGATTGCGAACATAGCCATATGGAATACTTCCTGCAGATGGGAGAAATTCGCCAGTTCCCATTTTTGCATCAATGCCGGATCGGATTTTCTTGGAAATATCCTGAACGTAGAAGTCGTTCAGAATCATTTTCAGGGGAAGTGTCAAACTATGTGCATCGCAATTCGGGTCCGCACTGTCATAGTTATCATTGATGCAGATCAGTCGTACACCCATCTCGGGTAGGGTTCGCTCGACCAACTCGCTGGTTTGCAAAAAGTGTCGGCCAAGGCGAGAGATATCTTTCACAATAATACAGTTGATTTTTCCCATTTGCAGATCTTTCATGAGCCGCTTAAAACCTTCGCGTTCATAGGTCATGCCGGAGACTCCATTATCGGAATAAGTATCCACCAACTTAATTTCCGGGTGCTCATTCAAATAGTGAATTGCAATCTTCTTTTGATTTCCAATGGAATTGTACTCTTCGGAGTCTCCGTCTTCGACACTCAAGCGACCATAGTGGCCAGCCAGTGTAGTATCATCCAAAGCCTCTGCAACTGTAGTACGATTTACTCTGCTCTTTCTTGCCATTTTAGCTCACCTCCAAATTTTGTTTCTGGAGCGTATCCAGAATAAACGCAATGTCGTTACGGAAATTAAAATCGATTCGGATTCGTTTGTCTTCGTAGATATGCACTTTATCAATCAAGGTAAAAACCATCTCCCGGGATAGAGTAGATTCCCCATCGAACTTCAGAAATTGTTCAATCCATGAAGTGGCATTACTTGCATTATTGAGCGCTTCCACTTTTGCAGCATGTAGCTCGCGCAAGGCAGATTCAGCCTCGGCGATGCGCTTGTTATACTTAGCTTTCATAGCGGTGTATTCATCGGTGTCAAGCAAATTATCACAAAGAGACTCATACAACCGCATTTTTGTATCTTGAAGTTCATCCATCTCGTTTTCTTTTCTTGCGATGGAAAGATCCAGTTGTCTCACACGTGCCTTTGAAACATCTACTTCACCGGTAGCCTGAAGCAGGGCATCTATTTCTACAATGAGTTGGATTTGCTTTTGAATTGCGTTCAAGACCACAGCTTCCAGTTTAGAACACTCGAAACTGTGAGAAGAACACCCCCAACCTTTTTTGTTTCCTGAACATACATAGTAATGGAACTTTCGGTTTCCGCGGGCTACAGAACGTCGGAGCATCGACTGGCCACAATCGGCGCAAAAGATAACACCGCTAAGTGGAAACACTGCCTCGCCTTGCGGAGAAGTTCTGGTATCCCGTTCCAACATCCTCTGAACAGCCGCAAACATCAAAGGATCAATGATTGCAGGATGGTTATCCTTAATCACCGACCATTCGGATTCCTTGCGCGCCTTCATGCTTTTTACCTTATAGTTCGGGGTGCCACGTTTTCCCTGCACCAGGGTTCCCATGTAAATTGGATTCGTCAAAATCCGGTTGATAGTTACAGCACTCCATTTGGGAGCAGATCCTGTAGAAAAACCGGTCTTATAATTCAACCCCTGGCTTTTCTTATATTCCATAGGTGTAGGAACATGTGATTTGCTTAAGAATTCAGCAATTGCGGTTTGACTGTACCCGCGAAATTTCAAAGAAAAAATGCCTTTTACAACCTCGGCTGCATTCTCGTCGACAATAAGCTTGTGCTTGTCGTCGGGAGATTTACAGTAGCCATAGCTTGCAAAGGCACCTAAAAATTCTCCGTTGCCGCGTTGGATCCGAAACTGATTTCTCAGCTTCTTGGACAGCTCACGGCAGTAGGACTCATTCATTAAATTTTTGATGGGAATGAGCAGGTCATCCCCAGATTTCTCGTTTTCGCTATCCACATCGTCGTTGATAGCGATAAAGCGAACACCCGCATTTGGGAAGTATTTCTCCAGCAGATTACCGGTAGAAATGTACTCACGGCCAAGGCGTGAGAGATCTTTTACAATGACACAGTTAGCCCGACCGGTTTTAATAGCATCCAATACTTTTTGGAACCCTGGCCGATCGAAGTTTGTGCCTGTGTAGCCATCGTCATCCGCTTCGTCAATCAGAACGATGTTGGGATGTTTCTCCAGATAAGCATGAACGAGCTTTCGCTGGTTTGCGATACTATCACTTTCCTGATTGGAAGTGCGGTCATACTTTGAAAGCCTATAGTAGGCGATGGCATAATAGCAAATATCCAAGCTGGTGCTGGGATATACAATGTTGGAATTAACCATTCTGTGTCCTCCTCGCATTTTTGCGATGTTAGCACAGGATGGGATACTCCAGGCGGCTGACCAAGCCGTATTTCATTGACATCTATATTATGAAACATAAGTCCGAAAATGTCAATGCAAATCAGGGGAATACCATTATTTCACTGTGGAAACATCGATACTGCTGACATATGCAAGTAACCGATCTTGCAAGCTGATATCGGTATCTGCAAAGCCAACCTCAACAACGACACCGCTATCCAGATAACAATACGGATTTCCGATTTGATCAACAAATGCCTTGACTCGTTCGGATGGGGGCTTTGATGCATCAATTCTTACACTCCGGATGTCCTTTAGCGTGTCTCGGTTCGCTAAACTATTATTGCTCATATCGAGAACTCCTTTGCTAATGTGGAAAGTATTGCCACGCAATTTGCTTTTTATTCGTCCAGTATTGGTGCCTGTGGCGAACAGGTCCATAGAAGTTGCATCTCCCCGCCTTCACTATGGCCGGGCCGCGGTTTACGGAAGTACCATTGTACCTTTGCGGATCGTCGCGTTGCATGGGTGCCACCCATACATCAGTGCTCATGTTCTGATAGGCCCTCAGACAGATAGCCGCTCCTCAACAAAGGGATGTACCAAACTGGACACTATGCAGTTTTCAAGGTGCAGAGGGCGTATGTATCCCTTTCACTCTTTAAGGAGGCATGGCGAACCATTAAAAATATCAATTTCAGAAAAAATCTGGTTATTTTCTTCTTTTTGTGAAAAGTGCCCGCAGTGAAGCACTGCAGGCACTCTGTTTATAAGGGGAATTTGTGAATGTTTAACGCAATATGGATGAGAAGTTGCTGATGAAGATCCTCTTTGTATGCCCCCTTGACATAAGAGTACTTTCGAATCAGAGGCTCATAGAGTTCAAATATCTTCTCTAATGCAAGATTATCCCCGTCGATCGCACTACGGAGAATGTGTTCAAACTCGTCACTTCTCATATGTATCACCGTAACTCTCTGCCAGAAGCTTACGTAGTTTTTCGAGCGCACGAGTCTTTTGGACGCTCACGAAATCTTTAGAACAATGCAGCCTTTCTGCAATTTCGCGAGGAGTCAACTGTTCGACAAACAAGAGACGGAGAACTTCTCTGCGCATGAGCGGCAGTTCGGAAAATGCTCTTGACAGTCGTTCTTCTTCAAAGTCGAAGTCCCGCATACCGATTTCAATATGGGCATAGGGGTCTCGCGGATCCAGAAGATAGTCTTCAGGTATTTCATCCAGCGAGAACACTTCGTTCTTATCCGACAGAGGGTCTTTCATTCGGTCACGGTAGCGGGCGCTTGCACGTGCGAGTGTGGTGTCCAGCCAGACCGTAAAGCGTGCTCGTAGTACATCACGGTCAGGATCAATGGGATCCCATTTTAGGGTAGCCATAGGTTGTACCTCCAGTTCAATTTGTTGTTCAAATCGAACTGGGCAGGGTGGCCCACGGCAATGCTGGAAGGCATTAAATAAGGCGCACAGCATTA